AAACCTGGCACAGGTAAAAACAAAGGCAAGCGTGTAAACAATTGCGTTAAAGAAGGCACTGACGATTATGTAGTTGAAGATGTGGAATCTTGGGCAAAATCATTAGATGATAATACAAAAAAACAATTTGTAGCATGGGCAAGACCAATTATTAAAGCAGCAGATATTAATATGGGCGATGATGTTTACGATTTGTTAGATAAAGAAATTGTAAATTCGCCCTTTGCTGATGCATACAAAAGTTGGAAAGATGCAAAATTTAAGGATATTTTTAACCAATTAACAGCAACTGAAGGCACCGACGATTATGAAGAAGACGATTTATACATTGTACAAAAAGGTGATACTGTAACAGACTTAGCAAGACAGTCAGGTACGTCTGTAGGCGACATTATTGAAATTAATGGTTTAGATGACGACGGAGCCATTCAAGCAGGACAGCAACTAAGAGTCCCAGGCATTAACCAAATTGGTGCAAGCCCTGCAACACCAGGAGCAACAAGAGGTATTAATCCAAAAGACAACTACAGTAAAGCTGACTTTGATAGACTTGTAAATCAAAGCAAATATGAAGATCAACTTGAGTCTGCCTTTGAGGAGATGATGGGTCAGTTTGCAGAAGGTGATAAAACAGAAGCCTTTGATCCTAAACACTTTGACGGAGAGTTTCAAGGTTATGCTACAGGTGACGACGGTGAAGAAGACGAAGCAGATATAGAGTACACAGCAACAATAGTTAACGGTAAGCCAGTTGTGCATCCTAAGTCAATTAGAGTACATGCATATGGTAACAATCCAAGTAGCAAATTAGGCCATGATGTTGATATGGACACTGACATGCAAGATCCAGAAGATATGATGCAACAGTGTCAAGATCATGCAAACGAACTTTGGGCAAAGCAACAACAAGCACAAGGCGAAGGCAATGCATATGCACACGCTGTGAGAAAAGCCAAAATGAATGGCAAGAAAAAAGGCGATAAAGTAGACGGACCAGATGGTGATGAGATTACACTTGAAAAAGAACAAAAGACACCATTAGGCGAGTTCATCCTTAGTTACTTTGATAGAGAAAACGGACAGTTTCCAAAAGGTGAAACAGCAGTACTTACTATGGTAGAAAAAAACTACGGCGAAAAGTTTATTGAACCTGCAAAACAGTTTATTGAAAAAATTAATAGTAAAGTTGCAGAAGTAATGGGCTACAAAGAAACAGAAGAGCCACAAGAATTCAACGATATTAAGAGATTAGCAGGGCTATAAAAATAGCCGCTAACTCCTATGCTTCACATATACGGAGATAGTTTTGCAGATAATAGGGTATACACAGAACCCTCATCCTGGCCAAATACCCTTGAAAGAAAAATGCCCAATGTAAGAAACTTTGCTCATCAAGGAACAGGAGTAAAGTGGACTGTATCAGAATTTATAAAAACTACTTTAAGAACTCCTATTGAAGAACAAAATAAGACATCTGTATTATTATTACTTTCGGCAGCAAGTAGATTTAATTTTAAACATATTCCTCTAAAGCATCAAGGTTTGTGGTCAGGAAATCCAACAATGTTTAAACAAGAATATGGCGGCAAAGAACGAAGATTTTATGAAAAATATTATGACGTTGATGACAACGTTCGATGGACATTTATAGAAATGTTATCTACAATTGCAGTTCAAAGTAAGCATTATAAAAAAATAATGATTTGGCCTATATTCGATGATTATCGATTGATAGATTTTTCTATGTATGAAAGAGACAATCTTATTATACAAAGAACTCATTTAAGTAAATTTGTTCCTGCTAATGATGTACACAGTGAAAATCTACAAAATCACTTAAATTTAGATATGCATAATAAAATGATAAGTTATCTTACAGATTGGGTAAACGATAAAAAAATAAATCTCTTTAATGGTTGACATTTGATAAATATCAGTGTATAGTAATAACTGTGCTATACAAATTAAGGCACTAAAGCATATAGGCAACATTATAGGAGAAAAGGCACTATGGCATCATTAGCAGAAATCCGAGCAAAGCTCAAAGAACAAGAAGCAGGAGCTTCAGGCAATCGTCAATCAGGCGGTGACAACAGCATTTACCCATTTTGGAATATTAAAGAAGGCGAGAGCGCAACTCTACGCTTCCTACCAGACGGTAGTGCAGACAACACTTTTTTCTGGCAAGAACGTTTAGTTATTAAACTTCCATTTGCTGGCATAAAAGGTGAAACTGATTCACGTCCAGTACAAGTACAAATTCCATGTATGGAAATGTACGGCGAGACATGTAACATTCTTAATGAAGTACGTGGCTGGTTTAAAGACTCAAGTTTAGAAGACATGGGTCGTAAGTATTGGAAAAAGCGTTCATATATCTTCCAAGGATTTGTAACTGATAATCCTTTGACTGATGATCAAACTCCGGAAAATCCAATCCGTAGATTTATTATTGGTCCACAAATCTTCCAGATTATTAAGCAGGCGCTTATGGATCCAGACATGGAAGAACTACCAACAGATTATACTGCTGGTGTAGATTTCCGTCTTAACAAAACAAGCAAAGGCGGATATGCAGACTATTCAACATCTAACTGGGCACGTAGAGAACGTCCTCTAAGCGATGTCGAAATGAATGCAGTTAATACAAATGGCTTGTTTACATTAAGTGACTTCCTACCTAAAAAGCCAGGCGAAGTTGAACTCAAGGTCATGCAAGAAATGTTTGAAGCGTCAGTAGACGGTGAAGCATATGATGCAGATCGCTGGAGTAATTATTTCCGTCCAGCAGGTATGGCTCAACGTACAGGCGACCCACAAGTAGCGGCATCTCCGCAGGCAACGGCTGTTAGCCAAAGTGCTCCAGTAGCACCGGCACCGACTCCAGCACCTGAGGCAGCACCAGCGGCAGCACCAGTAGCAGAAGCAGCACCAGCAGATGGCGGGAATGCTCAAGACATTCTTGCAATGATCAGAGCACGTCAAGGTTAATAATAGAAAGGGCCAAGGCCCTTTCCTTTACTTTTTTAGAATAGGAGATAATATGGCGAACAAATCATTCGACCCAACAAGGTTTCGTAAGGACCTAACAAAGTCCATCTCAGGTATGAGTAGTGGATTTAACGATCCTAAAGATTGGATTAGCACAGGCAACTATGCATTAAACTATCTTATTAGTGGCGACTTTAATAAAGGTGTTCCGCTTGGTAAGGTAACTGTGTTTGCAGGAGAATCTGGCGCAGGTAAATCATATATCTGTTCAGGTAATATTGTAAAGGCAGCACAAGATCAAGGTATCTTTGTAGTACTAATTGACTCAGAAAATGCACTTGATGAAAGTTGGCTACATGCATTAGATGTAGACACGTCAGAAGAAAAACTACTTAAACTGAATATGTCAATGATTGACGATGTTGCTAAAACACTATCAACATTTATTGCAGACTATAAAACAATGGATGAAGAAGATCGTCCTAAAGTATTGTTTGTAGTTGATAGTTTAGGTATGTTATTAACACCTACTGATATTGATCAGTTTAACAAAGGTGATATGAAAGGTGATATGGGTCGTAAGCCCAAGCAGTTAACATCACTTGTTCGTAACACAGTTAACATGATTGGTTCATTGAATGTAGGCTTAGTATGTACTAACCACACTTATGCATCACAGGACATGTTTGACCCAGATGATAAGATTAGTGGCGGGTCAGGCTTTATCTATGCATCATCTATTGTAGTTGCAATGAAGAAATTGAAACTAAAAGAAGACGAAGATGGTAACAAAATCAGTCAAGTTATGGGTATCCGTGCTGGCTGTAAAGTTATGAAGACTCGTTATGCAAAACCGTTTGAAGGTGTACAAGTAAAGATTCCATACGAAACAGGTATGAATCCGTACAGTGGCTTGCTTGAATTATTTGAAGCTAAAGGACTCATTAAAAAGCAAGGTAACCGTTTAGCATATACAACACTTGATGGTGAAGAAATACTTGACTATCGTAAAAAGTGGATTGGCGAAAACCTTGATAAGGTTATGTCAGATTACCTTATTAAAGAGTCACAAGTGGTAAATACCGCTGAAGTTGACGATGTTATCGAATCTGAAGAACTTATCGAGGAGTAAACTATAATGAACGAAGATCAAATTATTGAAATATGGATGATGTTTGAGCACTATGTTGAAAAGAAACATATGAATCTATGCGTAGAAAAATTTATTGATATTGTTGTAGATTTTGGAGCAGACGATAATACTTTAAAATCCTGCTTAGGCCATAGTCAAAATTTGGATCAGGCAATTTATTATTACCTTGACGTAGATAGTGAAGATGAGGAAAATTATAATGATGAGTGGGATTAAAGAATGGGTTGGTATAGCGAAGTAAGTCGTAACGTAGGAAAAATTCCTGATGCTATTGCACACTTTGAAAGTGAACTAAATGATGCTCGTAAAGAGTGTAAGTTAGTTGGTAATGTAGAACGTGCGGCAGCAAGTATGCCAGGCATTGTTGAACACCGATTTAATCAACTTCAAGAAATTGAAGCAATCCTCCACTATTTAAATATTGAGCTACGCAGATTGCGTAGTTCATTTTTTAAGAAATATCTTGAAAACTATCAACGAGCTCTGTCAAGCCGTGACGTAGAAAAATACGTAGACGGTGAGGCAGATGTCGTTGACTATGAAAAGATCATCAACGAGTTTGCACTAATGCGTAACAAATGGTTAGGCGTACTTAAAGCACTTGATCAAAAGCAATGGCAAATTACAAACGTTGTTAAGTTACGTGTAGCAGGTATGGAAGATGCTTCGTTATGATAGTCCTACAGTAGTAGGATTTTCAGAACTAAATCTATTTGGTATATCATTTAATATGTCTAATTGGCATATGATAGATTTTGACGATGCATTAAAAGATCG